TCTATTTCTGCGTTTGATACATTAGCACAACTAGCGGGTGAAAATACAGAATTAGCCAAGGCTATGGCTTTAATTTCAACAAGTATTTCTACTTATGATGCCGCACAAAAAGCATACGCATCACAGCTGTTAATAGCAACACCTGACGCACCCATTAGAGCGGGTGTAGCAGCAGCCATAGCAGTCGCACAGGGTTTGATTAGATTGAATAAAATAGCATCAACCCCAACTACACTACCATCATCATCTGTTAAGGCGGCACAGGGTGGTATGATATACGGACAGGGTGGTTCAACAAGTGATAATATACCTGCTATGTTAAGTCCTGGTGAAAGTGTTATGAACGCAAGGTCTACCGCTATGTTTAGACCGCTACTTAGTTCATTAAACCAAATGGGTGGTGGTGCCAGTTTCACAGGTGGTATTGTATCCAATGGTGTTGATAAAGGACAAATGGCTCTTATCAATTCAATTAGGGGAACTAATGAAAAACCAGTTCAGGCTTATGTTGTTGGTTCACAGATGACTAATCAGGCTATGTTGGATAGACAAATAAAAACAAGAAGTTTGATATAACTTATTAAAAAACATATATAATAAAGATGAAAATTATAGAATTATTTATAGATAATGACGCTGATGATGAAGCCGGTGTTGGTGCTATAAGTTTGGTAGATAGACCAGCACACGAAAGTAATTTTTTAACCTTTAGTGAGGACACTATGGTTGAAGATACAAAAGAAACTGAATACACATACATTAGTGAATTGTTTGATGAAGATAAACAATTACAATTATCAAAACTAATGAATACATTAGGTGAGCCAGCGGGGACTTTAGAAAGTCAGGGTTGGGAAATTGTTAGTGTTAAAGACGTTCATAGTTTTTCAGATGAATTAAAGTTTAATAAGTTTTACAATATTATTGGAACACCAAATGAAAAGTCAGGTGAAGATAGTATTGGTTCATTAAGGGTTAGATACAAATACATCGGCCCCAAAGATGATAAGAACAGACAATTCTGTTCTGATATGTTGTCCTACAAAAGGGTTTTTAGAATTGAAGACATACAGGAAATGACTGCTGATTGTACTAATAAGGAGTTTGGTTGTTATGATATATTCACTTGGCGTGGTTCGTATAACTGCCGACACAAGTTCGTTCAAGTGTTGTATAGACCTGTTGGAGCCATTACAGGTAATTTAAGACCAGTTCAGGTAAATGATATTCCACAGGAAAGCACCTTGAATACGGCAACAGCAAATAAAAGAAATATGAGTGAAGAACCACTTATTAAAAATGAGTTTGGTATTTTATCCATTATTGACGGACAACCATTATTTTCAACAAAGGAAGACGCATTAAAGATGGCTGAATTGTTGGGTTGTGATGGTTTCCACGAACATCAGGTAGGTGATACTATTGGATATATGGCTTGTAATACACACGAGTTCCAAAGCTACAATGACTACCCACAGGCAGCAACAGATGCGGCATGTAAAGTCCTTAGATGGATTGAAGAATATGGTAGGGACGAAGTAGATGGTATGACCCAAGTTGGATTAGCCAGAGCAAACCAGTTGTGTAATAAAGAACCAATTAGTATAGATACAATATCCCGTATGGCATCATTTGCCCGTCATAAACAGAACTCAAAAATATCACCTGAGTTTGAAGGAACGCCTTGGAAAGACAGGGGTTATGTTGCTTGGCTTGGGTGGGGCAGTGATGAAGGAATTGAGTGGGCGCAAAGAAAGTTGGAACAACTTAAAAATGAAATGGGTTTGGAAGACGCTTGTTGGCCTGGTTATGAAGCCATAGGAACAAAAGAACTTGATGGTAAAATAGTTCCAAATTGTGTCCCAAAGAAAGATATGGATAGTATTAGTGGTATTGGTGGTGGAGGTTGTGGTTGTTTTGGAAATATTAGTATTGATTATGATGATACATTATCAACATCAAGGGGTAAGGAATTAGCCAAGAAACTAATATCTGAAAACAATATCCTTTATATCATATCGGCAAGAAACGATAAAGGTGGTATGTTAAATGTTGCTAAAGAATTGGGAATACCTGAAAACAGAGTATATGCGACTGGCTCAAATAAAGCCAAGATTGAATTAGTAAAAAAATTAAAAACAATTCATTATGATAATAACAATGATGTTATTAAAGAATTGGGTGAATTAGGTAGAAACTTTGAAATTGAAGTGTCTAGTTTGTCCCCATACAGAGATGAAACTTCAACAGGTATAACATCTGAAAATGTATTTAGATATGGTTTTAGTTATGATGAAGAAAAAATGGAAATAACGGGTGCTAGTATTATCCCAAACAAAATGATTATTCGCAGAAACCCTATGACTGATGAAATATATTATGTGTATTTCAGTAAAGAAACAACTAAAATATTAAGTGAAAGGTTTATGAAAAATAAACTAACCGATAGTACAAATCTAAACCATAGTGATATAGAAGCCCCTGATACTTTTGTAAGTGAAAGTTGGTTGGTTATTGACCCCGCAAATGATAAGAGTTCTGCCTTGGGATTAAACTACCCTGAAGGAACTTGGGTAATAACTATGAAGGTGAATAGTCCTACCTTATGGAACGAAATTAAAGAGGGTAAATACAAAGGATATTCAATAGAAGGATATTTTAATGAGCGTGTGGTATTTAATTAAGAACATTATATTTAATGGTATAAACAAAAAAAAATAAATAATTTTTATTATGAATAAAAAAGAAATTAAAAGAAAAATTGCTGAACTTATTGGATTTACAAAGTTTAGTTTTTCTACCTATAAAACTACCGATGGTGTTGAAATGAACGTTGAAAGTATGGAATTGGGAATGCCAATTTATGTTATTACACCACAGGGACAATTACCAGTTGAAGATGGTGATTATGAAATGGAAAATGGTATGAAACTAAAAGTTAAAGAAGGTATGGTAAGCGAAATTATTGACGGCTCTATTGAAGGAGAAGTTGAAGAAAATGTTGTAATGGATGAGGCTACTTTGGTAGACGGAACAAAAGTTATGACTGATGGTTCATTAGAAGTAGGTAAACAACTTTATGTTATTACTGAGGCTGGTGATAAGGTAAACGCCCCTGAAGGGGAACACACCACAGATAGTGGGATAGTTGTTGTAGTTGATGCTAATGGAGTTATTACGGGTATTACAAAACCTGATGAAGCACCACAAGGTTCTTTGGAAGCTGAAGCAGAAGTTGAAATGACTAGTGAAGATTTGTTAAGTGAGTTCACATCTGTAATTAAAGGTCTAATGACTGAAATTAGTGATATGAAAAACAAACAAGAAATAATGGAAGAACAATTTAGTAAGTTCAAGGCTGAGCCTGCTGCTGAAAGAGTGTTTGACCGCAAAGGATACTTTGAAGATAAGGCTATTGAAAAGTTCTCAAAGTTAGAGGCTATTGGTAAATTAAAAACTAAAAAATAAACAAACAATAAAAACAAAAATAAATAAAATAAAATTATGAAAAATAACAACTTAAAGCGTTATGATATGGGATTTAACCTTGCCGGTTTAGCCACATACACTGACGAAACAGGTGGTCTTTTGTTGGCGGAAGCTATTGTAAAGGCTAAAACAGCAGAATTGGGATACGTTCAATCAGGTATTAAAGGTACTCAGGCTATTAACTTATTGACTTCAACTTTGAACGTTTCAGATGGTTCATGCGGATGGACGCCTTCAGGGCAAACAACTTTCACACAACGTGATATATCGGTATGTAGCTATAAAGTGAACGAGGCATTATGTCCAGCAGATTTGAACGAATATTGGGCAGGTCAGTTCTTAAATGCGGGCAGCTACAATGAGAGTGTCCCTTTTGAGGAAACTATCGCACAATTAAAAGTACAACAAATCCAAAAGTATGTTGAAGAAAAATTATGGACTGCGGCTACAGCATCTTCAGGTGGAACAGATTGTTTCACAGGGTTCTACTACTTGTTTGGAAAAACACAAGTTCCAGCACAACAAATCAACTTCGTATCATCACCAACAACTGCTTTCACAGCTGCTAATATGTTGACTATTGTTGATGAAGTTATTGGGGCATTACCTGATAAAGTACAAGAAGATGATGATTTGTTATGTATGATGTCTATGGCGAACTACAGAAAATATGTAGTTGGTTTAAGAACAGCAAACTATTTCCACTACTCACCTGAAGAAGCAGGAACTGAGTTTATCACTTTCCACCCTGGCACAAACATCCGTGTTGTTGGTATTCCTGGATTATCAGGTAAGAACCAAGTAGTTGTAGGTAAATCTTCACAACTTGTAGTTGGAACGGATTTGATGACGGATAGTGAAAGATTGGATATATTCTACGACAGAAATGACGATGAAGTAAGAGTAAGATGTAATTTCAAAATTGGAGCACAAATACCTTTCCCATCAAACTGGGCTGGTAATGGTGTTGCTTAATGACTAAACTTAAATTAAAGATAAAGAACTAAAATTATGGCAACTTATTCAGCATGTTTACAGACCGCATCAATCAACTTAGGTTGTGCGTCTAACGTAGGTGGTATTAGAAAAGCATACTTGGTTGCGGGTAGTATTACAGGTGTTTCCTATAACGCCAGTAGTGCTATTTCCGGAATTACAGGTAGTGGTACGGTATATACCTATGAAGTCCAAAAACAAACTAGTTCTTTAACAGAAACATTTAATTCAAGTTTAGAAAATGGAACTCTATACTATTCGCAAGAATTGTTGTTGAACTTCCAAAAAATAGACCAAGACAAGAGAAACCAAGTAAAATTGATGGCTCAAAATCGTGGATTAAAAGCATTTGTTGAAGACAACAACGGCACTATATTTTATTTAGGTGCTGACTTTGACGGAGGATATTTGAGTGCTGGTTCATCAGCTACGGGCGTTGCCTTTGGTGATGCGAACCAATACTCTATCACTCTAACGTTTTTTAGTAAAGACCCTATTACTACTTTAAGTGCTCCTTTGGCATCGGTAGTTAGTGGTTTAACTATTAGCGCATAAACAATAAAAACATTTGAAATATAGGGGGGATAAAACCCCCCTTATTTTAATAAGCCAAAAACTATTATATGAGTATTAGACCAAATCCAGCGGGACAAAATAAAAAGATAAAGTGGGGTCATTTACAAAACTTTAAGACCTATGTTAATAACGCTTCAAAGGAAGAAGAACAATTAACACCTGAAGAAAAAAGACAACAATTATTCGCCGCTATGAAACCATATAATAGTGAAGATTATATTGGTAAAGCCATATTTGTAGTTGGTGGTGGTGGAGTATATGATACAACACCAAGTGTTAGTCCAACACCTACACCAACAAAAACTTTAACACCAACACCAACACCAAGTATTACACCAACAAGTACTTTAACACCTACACCAACTATTACCCCAACAAATACAACTACACCAACTAACACTCCTACACCATCGGCAACACCAGCGGCTAGGTTGTTAAACTCTTATCCTAACGCAGCAGTTGCTTATTCGGTTCGTTTGTTAAGAAATGGTTATACAGGTAATTCAATGAGGGTTCGTAGAAGTGGTGATAATGCTGAGTTTGATTTTGGATTTGATAGTAATGGAAACCTTAATACAAGTTCATTAACATCATTTTGTATTGCAGGTGGAGGAACACAAAATGGATTTATTACAACTTGGTATGACCAATCAGGTAATGGAAATAACGCAGTTCAAACAACTGCTGCCAACCAACCAATCATTGTTAGTGGTGGAACTATTTTAACTTTAAGTGGAACGGGAGTTTCAAGACCAATATTAAGATTTGATGGTGTTAATGATAGTATGGATTTAACATCTATTATTGATAGTGATGTTCATACATCAGCATATCCACAGAAAAAAGGAACATCAGATATTAGTGCTTGGTTTGCGGGTGTTGGTGGAACACCATTTACACCTGTTATATTCCAAAGTGGTGGTGTTTATATTACAAACCAACCACAAACAACACAAAATGGTTCATATAATAATACCAATTACATTTTGATGTCGGGTAGACAAAAAGCAGGTAATGATAATGGAAGTATTAGAATAAATAATAGTGCTTTAGCTACAACATCTTCTAACTTCTTGGGTGGAAATAACCAATTTACACAGATACAAAGAAGAGGAACAACTGATTATTCAAAATGTGATGTTCCTGAAATGATATTGTGGGCAAGTGATAAAGAAAGTGATTTAACTGGTATTGCTTCAAACATAAATACTTATTATCAAATATATTAAAAATGGAAATATTAGGATATAAATACTTAACAGAACAAGAAGCACAGAACGCAGTAAATCTGTGTAATACCCATTACGGAATACCACAAGAACCAAGTGATATAACGCAGAATTGGTGTTCTTACAATTATGCTGAATTAAACACACAACCATTTTGGTATATTATTTATGATAATACTTTAAGTGTTGTGCTTGGAGAACCAACAACATTTGATGTTGTTTTGCCACCACCACCATTTCCACCACAATCGTAATTGATGAATTAAACTACAAACAATAAAGGAATATCATATATTTATACAATATGGAAAGTAATACAAATCCACAACCAAAGATACATTCGTTTAATGTTGATTATCAAATCAACAGATTAGACACCCGTGAAAACAGGGAAGCAACCGAAAGAAGTAAGCCTTGGGTTTTATGGGGACTACGAAATGACTACCCGCAGTTTATCCTACAGGTGAAAGAAAATAGCCCAACGATGTCCGTTGCGATTGATGCGAAGGTAAATATGACCTATGGTGATGGGGTTGAAATTGAAGATTTAGGTAATGTTATGGTGAATAAATATGAAACCATAAGTGAATTATATTATAAACTTTTTTACGACATTTGGTTATTCGGGGGTTATAGTATTGAAGTAATTAAAAGCCGTGATGGAAGTAGGGTTGAAAGTATCTACCATATTCCGTTCCAAGATGTTCGTGTTGGAAAATACGATGTTGATATTCATAACAGGGAAGAAGGAACTTTTTATTTTTGTGAAAATTGGCAGGACAGCAACCAAAGAAGATTAGTTGTAAAGTTCCAATCATTAAATATGGAAAGTCGTGAAGGTCGTGAAAT